CGGTGAATGTTGCGCTTGTCGCTCTTACGAATCGTCCGTATCTGTCGAGTTCGCTTATGTTCTTATCCTTACACAGTTCATACGGTAGGATGCCTATCGTTCCCGAGTCCACTCCGTAGCGATGTCCGTACTGGTCTTCGTATTCACCGTCACCGTATGCTGTTCCGCCGATTGCGAACTTATGTCCTCGCAGTTCGTGTTCGCCCTCGAAGTCTTCGAAGTTGTTGCTCCAGTCCGCATAGTAGTCTTCATCAGTCATTTCGTAGCACACGTCGCCGATATAAAACCCGATTTTGCTTGTTAATTTTGCCCTTACTGTTACTGTTGCTGCCATTTTGTTACTCCTTTTGGGGTGCTGCCCCTTTCCTTTTTTGTAACACAACAATACCGTAAACAACTGAAAGAGCCCAGCGAAACACCGCCCAAACCCGAAACTTTTTCAAAGAATTTTTGCAACAAAAAAACCGCACTCTTCAAGTACGGTTTTTAATGTTTAAATAAATTTTATCCTTGTTATTTATAGTCCAAGTTTCTGTTTTAATTCCAACATTTCCATATACGATTCACCATTTGTTATTCTCTGTTCAGCTTGAACAATTGCACTTTTAAGGCGAATCTCTGCATCGGTTTCATCTAATTCATTTTGTAGGATTACCAAGTTTTTTTCGCTCTTATTCATCGTCCACCACCTTGTATTCCAACAAATCCTCAATTCTGCACCCTAACACAGTTGAGAGCGCCAAAACCGTCGACACAGCAGCTTTATTAATGTCTTTGGCTTTCATCTCGTATTGCTGAACTGTTCGAAGTTTTACGCCTGATTTTTCTGACAACTCTTTCTGCGTCAATCCGCATTGTTTCCTTTGCCGTTGTAATCTTGTCGTATTATTTCTTCGTAATATGATAGCATTGGCTGTATCTACGAACTTATCTTCCGATGCTTCGTGCAAGGTCGGATACATTTTTAAGATTTCCGTAACAGACAGATTAACTTCTATATCCTTAAATGTCCTTCCTGTTTTCCATTGATAATATGCAAGTATCCAGCCACACCAATACTCTGGCGAATAATCGTATTCAACTTGCGGTTTGGGGAACGAATAGAATGTGCCAGCCTTATTCACTACTTCCATAACCAATTCTGTTCCAGATAAACCTGAAACTACTTTAGGAACACCCTTGCCGAATAGGTTAGCATATCCGCTTGAGATGAAGAGCCCCATAAATGTTTCAATATCTATCATGCAAGCATTAACCGCATAGTCAAAGGCTTCACCCAAGTTTTCCATCGCATCGTTTAAATAGCTTTCAGCGTAAGCGTGGGTCATCTGCTTTCATTGCCTCTCTGATTATATCTCTCATGAAGATTCCATCTAAATCCTCATTCTCAACTTCCTTACGATAAGCCGCACGTGCCTCGTCATCACGCGCCTTTCTTTTAAAATAATACACAGCATTGTCCGCTACGGTGTAATCAAGGAACTTGATTATATCAAACGCCTTCTTGGATTTTAACACAAATTGTTCTCCGAGTTTGCCAAGTCGCATTGCATATCCAAGCTGTCTTAGAGAAATCTCATTCTGAATAAATGACCTTGCAAATGAGAAGTATGAGTCGTCTGCTCGATACCCCACTATTGCATCGTAGTTTTCATAATCGGGAAGAAAGTTTTGGATAAGATAATCCCGACCTCTAAGTGCAATCGGCGTGGACAGCCTTGCATTTCTGTGTTTTAATAGAATTGCCAACCAGCTTAATATCGTATATTCAGGTGAAGATAAATTCAAAATGTTTAGCTCATCTGTTTCGATTTCATATCTGTTAGCATATCCATCGACACCTTCTGAACACGCCCACTCTTTGGCAAGCTCAATATGCTCTGTACAATAAAACCCTAGACCGTAATCATTGTATGGTTTCCCACCGCCGAATTCAGGATGTTCTCTAATTTCAGGTGAACCATGATATATAATAAGTTTGCTCATTGTTTTATCCTTATATACTCCCCAAGAGTTACTTTTCTATATTATACTCCTACGGGCGTATAAAGTCAACAGGTTTACGCAATTTTTTTGCTAAATAATAATTATTCCTCGGTCGTTATACACACTGTCCGATGTACCTTTATTGCGGATTGCACGGTCTAACGCCATAACGAGTGCCACCGCACCGTCTATTCGCTCGGTGGACTTTTCTTTGTCCATCTTTACGTTTCCAGCAGGGTCGGTTCTAACGAAAACGTTATCCAGCATCCACCGCAGAGGAACATTACCGCCGTGTGCTATCTTTTGTTCAAGCACAAGTTTCATTAACTCTTTTGTCGGCGGACTCATATCTTTGAAACCTTGACCAAACGGCACAACGGTGAACCCCATTCCTTCAAGATTCTGCGTCATTTGCACAGCACCCCACCTATCGAATGCTATTTCCTTTATGTTGTACTTTGTACCAAGGTCTTCAATAAAGTTCTCGATGTATCCATAGTGGATTACGTTGCCCTCAGTGGTTATTACTTGCCCTCTCGCTTGCCATACATCATAGGGAACGTGGTCGCGTCTTACTCGCAACTCAATCGTGTCTTCGGGTATCCAAAAGAATGGCAGAACGATGTATTTGTCCTCGTCGTTTATGGGCGGAAATACAAGCACAAATGCTGTCACGTCCGTGCTGCTGGAGAGGTCAAGTCCGCCGTAGCATTCACGCCCTCTGAGCTTTTCCGCGTCCACCTCAAAATCGCATTTATCCCAAGCATCCATTGGCATCCAGCGAACGCTCTGCTTTACCCATTGATTTAGTCGGAGTTGTCGGAACAAGTTTTCTTCCGCCGGGTTGTCTTTCGCTGACTCGTAGGCGGTTTTCAGCTTATCAATATCGACTGTAATGCCGAGCGAGGGATTGGCTTTGTGCCATACCTTTTCATCGCCCCAATCATCATCGTCGTCTGCTCCGTATATTACAGGGTAGAACGAGCGGTCATGCTTGCGCCCTTCGAGTATGTCCTTTGCCTTCTGATGCACTTCCCAGCAGATTGAATTTCGATCAGTTCCTGCCGTAGTTATGAGGAAGAACAGCGGTTGCTTTCGAGCATCGCCTGAGCCGTGAGTCATAACATCGTACAAGGCTCGGTTCGGTTGCGCATGCAACTCATCAAACACAACCCCGTGTACATTTAGTCCGTGCTTGGTGTACGACTCGGCTGACAACACCTGATAGAACGAATTTAGTGGAAGATATACGAGTCGTTTCTGGCTCATTATCGGCTTGATTCTCTTTTTAAGTGCTTGGCATTGCTCGACCATATTGCAAGCCACATCGAATACAATGCTTGCCTGCTGTCGGTCAGCGGCGCAACCATATACCTCTGCACCCCACTCGCCGTCGCCAGCTAATAAGTAGAGGGCAACGGCGGCGGCTATCTCCGACTTGCCCTGCTTTTTAGGTATCTCTACATAGGCAGTATTGTATTGCCTATATCCGTTGTCTTTTACTGTACCGAACACATCTCGGATGATTCTATCTTGCCACGGCAAGAGTTCAAAAGGAACACCGTGCCAAGTGCCTTTAGTATGTTTCAGTGAATTAATAAAGGCAACGGCACGGTCTGCAAGCTGTTTGTTATATGCCATTGCCCCTCCGTTATGAAAGAAAAAACGGCTTGCGCCGTTTTCTTTGTTTGTTAATTTATGATTCCGTATATATCGTCTACATAATAGCTACCAGTGAAGCAGTTAAATATTGCTGTGCATTTTGTTCCTTTGTAGTCCACTATATAGGTGGTCTGCGGTTTGCTTTCGTCTTTGCTGAGGACGGTTACTTCGTCCATCCCTCCTTCTAAGCTGTGGATGTGTGCCTGTGTTTTGAATGGTTGCATATTATTCTCCTTCGGGCTTGCTGCCCTCTTTTAATTTTGTAACCAAACAATACCGTAAACGTCCGAAAGAGCCCAGCGAAACAGGCTCAAATCCGCAAACTTTTTTAATATATTTTTATTGTTTTTTCGGGTATCCTACCCCTTTGAAATTTCCATCCCCAGCGATGACGGCTTGCCTTTCCGCGTCCGTCGCCGCCTTATATTCGGGTAGCTTTTGCTCTTTTGCTTTGCATTCCATACAGATGCAGTCCGTATTAAACATGGACATTGTGCGTCCGCTTGATAGGTCACCGCCGCAGCGGTCGCAATACTTTTGACTGAAAAACTTATCCATTAATACACCCCGTCGTCATCTATGAGATTGACCTTTTTTCTGATTGCTACAAGGGCGTCGGTATAAGTTCCTTCCTTTACCTTTGCCCATAGCTCTTTGAATTCTATTGGATCAGTTATTACCTCACTAACCCTTGCCATTATGTAAAAGATGTTTCCACTTTCACCATTACCGTTAAAATGCACCGTAGGTTTCTTCATAGTTATTGCTCCTTGATTGTGGTATACAATTCTTTAATTGCCTGACGGACATTTTCTGCTGGCAGTTCGTTTAACTGACTGAGGTATTTGACGATACCCTCACATTCTTTCTTCAGTTCATATTTCTGCAACTGTGCCGCATACTGTTCTTCGCTTATCGGGCGTAGATAGGTTACCGACCATTCGCTCGCACCTCTTAAGAACCCGTTAGGATTAAACAGCCCTTTTTCGCCTTCTACTCTTATGTTCCCAGCTTTTGTGATTTCAATCACCGTTCTTGGTCTTGCAGTGCCACGCCCCTCAACCAAAACTTTGTCGCCCACTTTGTACCTTTCCATATGTTTACCTCCTTGGTTTTTTGTAAACACATCATACCGTAACAATTCCAAAGAGCCCAGCGAAACGCGCCCAAAAGTCAAAAGAACTGACAACAATTTGTCAGTTCTTTCTTCATCCTTAGCGTTGCATTTCGTCGGTCTATTTCTTACCGATTATGCTTTCTCTGTAAGTCTGGATATCTTTGACCAGCTTCTTGTCCGCCTGCTCACAGAACTTGCGGTTTTCAATAGGTACGGGTTCGGCAGTGCCGTTTGCGATAGCAATTATTTTTGCATGTACTTCGGACTTTTTACAATCCGCCGCACGTTCAACACCAACTGCCCTTGCCGTCTGCCTTAACTCGAAAATGTTTAATTCTTCAAGTCGGGCCTCGATATTCTCTATGGTAATTTTTTGCATAGCTTTCTCCTTCGTTTTAAAAGTATTCCACGCTGTCCAAGAATGCCTTTACGGTAGGCAGTTTTACGACATCGTAAATTGTTTGCCCAAGTTTCTTCCCTTTGAGCTTTGTCAGCTGAATTGTTACTGATACTTGGTTTTGGTTGAGACTGTTAGGGGGGAAGTCATACCGTTCATCGTATATAAAAGTTATCCTTCCTCCCGTGTAGAATGTGCCGAGTGCTTTGCCTTTTCCTCTCGTAACAGGGAGGAACTCGCCTTTCACTTTCAGTTCGTTGTTTTCCATGAATTCTTCCATTCTTTCCTTGGCTGTCAATTCTTCATTGTTGAACTGAATATTGATGTAGACGATTCCACCTTTTACCACTTCGTTTTCCGAGACAAACTCAAGTACGTGATATCCACCGCCCGGCATTCGTAAATCGAGTGTAAAGTCTTCGGGCAGGGCAAACGACATGTTTGATGCTATTAGTTTACCATTTTTGATTTTAAGCATTGGTTATTCTCCGTTTTCGATAAAATCACCCATCTTTCGATATTCTTTCCCTTTATGTGATTTTATCATTTTGATATAATTAATATAATCATTTCTCTCCGCCGACAAGCCTATTTGCGGCGGAGTTTTCTATTGCGCCTTTACCTTAAACAACCTCCTCAACTTTAAGCTGGAATATCTGACCGTTTTCCATCTTCATCAGTACTCCTTTAGAATTCTTTGCAAAGGTGCCGCAGAAATAATCATCTAATAACGGGAATATCTGCATTGCCAAGTCCAGTGGAAGGATTTTTTTCTCCTTTACCGCATCGTTCATTTCTTCGGTTTCTTCTTCGGTGGGTTTGTTAGGGTTCATATCCATAACTTTCAACTCCATTTAGTTTTTCACTTTTGCGCGCTTTTTAGTGTACCTCTATTATACTCTCCCGTTGGGGCTGGTCGCAACAAAAAACTGCCGTAATGGGAGAGAATAAATTGTAGGAAAAGGTCTATTTTATGGATAATTTGTCGAAATTCTCTGAAGTACTTGATTCGCTCATGTTTGAGCGAGAATTAAACGCAACGCAGTTAGCGACAGCTATCGGCATTGACCCAACTAATATCATGCGCTATTTGCGCTGCGTCCGCACGCCTTCTGTTGAAAACTTGGTTAAGCTGGCGGATTATTTTGGCTGCACGACAGACTTTCTTTTGGGAAGAGAGCCTGAGAATTACCCCACTACTTTTTATCCGCTTCCTCCGTTTTCGGAACAACTAAAAGTTTTGAAAGAACATTTCAACTGCCCTTGGTGGCAGATTTACAAAACTGCGCATATTACAAGTTCTCGTTTTTATGAATGGAAGAACGGAACTTTTTCACCAAAACTTGACAACATTATTCTGCTTGCCGATGGCTTTGGCTGTACCGTTGATTTTGTCATCGGAAGAACGAAACTCTAAACTTCGGATTTCAATTTTCTTTTTATGCGTTTTATTCGCCGTGATATGGAGGATTGCTGCACCCCCATCATTGCGGCGATTTCTCTTTGCTTGTAACCCGTAATAACGGCAAGCATTATATCTTTGTCTTTCTCGGGGAGCTTGCCGATGCTTTCTCTCAGCAGTATCCTGTTATTACCTTCACCAAAGTCTTCGCCATCGCTCTGGATAACATCAGCATAGCAAAGTTGGTTACCTTCGCTGTCCTCACCAATAGGTGTGTACAGCGATATTTCTTTGTGCCAATGCTTATTCAGTTTGCGTATGTACATCAGCATTGCATTGCGGATACACAGCCCGGCATAAGTACTGAATTGATACCCCTTTGTTTCGTCAAAAGTGTCGGCAGCTTTGATAAGCCCCAACATGCCTTCGGATACGATATCGTCCTTATTGCTTTTAACGATATCGGTTTTCGACAATTGCTCGTACAAATAGTAGACAAGACGCTGATTGTCAAGTATCAGCTTATCACGCTTTGATTGCTCCATTTAACGCCTCCGTTTTATCGGTATTCTCCCAAGCGAGAAAGTCTTTGCCGAAATGTCCGCCGACAGCGGTCTGAGAAAATACGGGGCGACGAAGATCGAGTTTCTCAATTGT